CCGTATTTTACCTACAACTGATGGATCATCTCCTTTTAAGGAAGTTTGGTTTCACGAAATCAATGTTGATGGTAAATGGCAGAAGTTCTATGATCCAGGAAAAAATGACAACGAACGTTCACCTTTAAATGAGGTTTATGAAGAGTTGATTTCAACAGGTCGTGAATCCGACAAACAATTAGCAACACAATATAGATCACGTAAGTTTTATATTGTAAAAGTAATTGATCGTGATAACGAAGAAGATGGTGTTAAATTTTGGAGATTTAAACACAATTACAAACAAGAAGGAATTCTTGACAAAATTATTCCAATTTGGAAAGCAAAAGGTGACGTTACTGACTCTGATAATGGTCGTGACTTAATCCTTGAACTTACAAAGGCAAAAACCCCAAAAGGAGCGTTTTACACAGTAATCCAAACAGTAATGTATGACGATCCGTCACCAACCCACGAAGATTCTAAAAAAGCGTCAACATGGATTAATGATGAGTTGACTTGGGAAGATGTTTATTCTAAAAAACCAATTGAGTATTTAGAGGCTATCGCAAAAGGTGACACACCAAGATGGGATACTGAAAAAGGAGGGTTTGTTTATTCTAATAGCGAAACTTCTGAAGTTTCAATGGGAGGAACAAAACCATCAAAAACTAATAAAGAGGTTTCCGACCCACAATCAAATGATGAGGTTGACGAAGAATTACCATTCTAATTTTAATTAAAAAAAGATAACGGGAGCAGTTTATTGTTCCCGTTTTTTTATGTATATTTTATAAAACAATTATTAATTATTATGGCATTGAAAAAGAAAGAATTTAGTTTAGACGCAATAAAAAGCAAGTTTTCCACCAAAACAAAATATAAACCCGAAAGTTTTTATAATTGTGGTGAAGCGTTCATGGGATCTTGTGGATTACCCGGACCTATTATGGGAGGTATTAATATGTTCTTAGGACATTCAAATACATCAAAAACAACGGCAATGATATTGGCGGCGGCTGACGCACAAAAGAAAGGTCATTTACCTGTTCTTATTATTACTGAGAAAAAATGGTCTTGGGAACATGCAATTGAATTAGGGTTACAAGCGGAGAAAAACGAAATTGGTGAGTATGATGGTATGTTCATTTTTAATGATTCGTTTGATGTGATTGAACAAGCAACAGAATTCATTAATAATATTCTTGATTCCCAAGAAAAGGGGGATATACCTTATAACTTATTGTTTTTATGGGATAGTATTGGTAGCGTGCCTTGTCAGATGACTTTTGATGGAAAAGGTGGTGGGATGCACAATGCAAAAGTGTTAGCGGATAAGATCGGTATGGGGATCCATTCGAGGATCTCAAAATCCAAAAAAGAAGAGTATCCATATTACAACACTTTGGTTATTTTAAATCAGCCATGGGTGTTACTTCCTGACAATCCATTTGGTCAACCTGAAATAAAGGCCAAAGGTGGTGAAGCGGTATGGTTGGCATCATCATTAGTATTCTTGTTTGGTAATCAGAAAAAGGCGGGTATTAGTCACATTGATGCGACTAAGAATGGTAGAAAAGTATCGTTCGCAATTAGAACAAAAATTTCTATATTAAAGAATCACGTTAATGGTCTTGGGTATAAAGATGGTAAGATAATTGCAGTACCACAAGGTTATATTGCAGACACAAAAGAATCTTTGGATAACTATAAGAAAGAATATTCAGATTATTGGGAAACAAAGTTAGGTTATTCAGATTATTCTTTGGACGAATCTGATGATGATATTGACGAATAATTTAAAAAATACAAATGATTAAAACTCTTGTTATTGACGGCAACAATCTACTGAAGATTGGGGTTTGTGGGGTCAAAGATTTTTATAATAACGGAGAACATGTTGGTGGGATTTGGCATTTCTTAAACACAACCAGAAGATTTTTGGATGAAGGAAATTACAACAAGGTTGTGGTTTGTTGGGATAGTGAAAGTAACTCAACACAACGAAGATTATTTTATCCTAATTATAAACTTAACCGAAGACAAGCAAATACCGAAGAACAAGTAAATTCATTCTCATATCAAAAGACAAGAGTAAAACAATACCTTGAAGAGATGTTTATAAGGCATATTGAAATTGATGATTGTGAGGCCGACGATATTATTGCATACTATTGTAAAATATCTAAAGACGAACACAAAACTATATTCTCAAGTGATAGAGACCTTACACAGCTTATCTCTGAAGATGTGAGTATCTATTCGCCAAGCACTAAAAAACATTATAAGAATGGAGATATGATTAAAATGTATGATGTTGAGATACCACACTATAACGTTAAGACTTGGAAAATATTATCTGGTGATAAGTCAGACAACATTAATGGAATTTATTATTTGGGAGAAAAAACATTAGTTAAGTTATTTCCTGAGTTACTTGACAAAGAGGTAAATATCGACGATATTTTAACAAAAGGAGAATTACTCTTAAAAGAAGATAAAGACAATCAATCTTTAAAAAACTTATTAAGTGGTAGAACTAAAGATGGTATTTTTGGTGATGAGTATTACAAGATAAATAAAAAACTTGTGGATTTATCGGAACCACTAATAAGTGAAGAAGGGAAAGAATTAGTTGAATCTTATTATTCCGAGTCGATGGATCCCGACGGAAGAGGACATAGAAATCTAATTAGATTTATGATGAATGACGGGTTTTTTAAATACCTACCAAAGGGTGACGACGCTTGGGTTAGTTTTTTAAAACCATTCTTAAAGTTAACAAGAAAAGAAAAAACAAATTTTAAAAACAAAAAAAAATAAAAAACAAATGAAGGAACAAGATATAACAAAAGTAGAGTTTTTGTTAATGTGTAATGACAACATTGTTGTCCAAAGATTTTTTAACGTGAGAGGTTTTAATAGAAACGCTTACAAATCTGAAGAACTTTATGACCATGTTAGTCGTCTGTGTCGAGAGTTAACATACGACTTAAAAATGAGGTCTGTTGTTTATATGTTAGAAAATCGATATGAAATTTTAGAAAATTCAGAACTACTAAATACATCCATTACCAATGGACCTGAAAATTTTAATTTAATTCTTAAGGTTGGAGACATGACAATTTGTCATAGGCAGTTTGACGCAAAACCATACCCCCCAAAGGTCAGATATACCGTAGACCTACGCCCAAAGTTAAAAACGATCATGTCGGACTTTACTGACATTTTTTCAGGCCAAAAATTTAATTATTTTTATCCAGAATTAATCAAAAACTAGGAGTATTTATCTTTACAAACGAAAGGAAAAAAAGTATGGCGACGGGCAAAAATTTTGAATATTTAGGTAACACATTTCAGTTACAACTACTAAATCAAATTATATTAGATAAGGATTTTTCACATTCAATAATTGATGTAATAGAGAACAACTATTTTGAAAACAAATATTTCAAAATAATAATACAGATGATTAGAGAGTATTATGTTAAGTTTGATCACACACCATCTTTTGAGACACTTGAACAGGTTACAAAATCAGAACTACAACAAGAAATTGCATCAAAAATAGTTCTTGACACTATTAAGAAGATTAAAGACGCACCTATCGATGGTGTGGGGTTTGTCCAAGAAAAGGCGTTAAAGTTTTGTAAACAACAGGAACTTCAAAAGGTAATGGGTAAGGCTCAAAAGATTATTGACGGAGGTGAGTTTGAGAATTACGACACTCTTGAAGAGTTAGTTAGGGAGGCATTACAAGTTGGAGCAAAAGACACATCAATGTTGAATGTATTCTCAAATCTTGAACAAGTTCTTGATGAAGACTATAGACACCCAATTCCAATGGGAATACCAGGTATTGACAGACTATTAAAAGGTGGTTTAGCGAGAGGTGAAATTGGGGTTATTTTAGCACCAACAGGTGTAGGTAAGTCTACAATTTTAACTAAGATTGCGAACCACGCATTTAACTTAGGTAATAACGTTCTCCAAGTGTTCTTTGAGGATAATTCAAAAATAATACAGAGAAAACACTTTACCTTGTGGACAAAAATCCACCCTGATGATTTGTCAGAGAGAAAAGAAGAAGTGATGACTAAAGTTAAAGAGATTGAGGATAGTATGTTAAACAAACTAATCATGAAAAAATTACCATCGGACACAGTAACGATGTTACAATTAAAAAATCAAATTAGAAAAATGATTGCTGATGGGGTTAAGGTTGATATGGTTGTTTTAGATTACATTGATTGTGTTGTTCCTGATAAGAATTTGGGTGACGAATGGAAAAGTGAAGGTTCGGTTATGAGGGGATTTGAGGCCATGTGTCACGAACTTAATTTAGTGGGATGGACAGCAACTCAAGGTAATAGACAATCTATTTCGTCTGAAGTAGTAACAACAGATCAAATGGGTGGATCGATTAAGAAAGCACAAGTTGGGCACGTTATTATAACTGTAGCCAAGACTCTACAACAAAAAGAGTTAAAGTTAGCAACAATAGCGATAACAAAATCAAGAATTGGTGATGATGGAGTTGTATTTGAGAATTGTAAATTTGATAACGCAATGATAGATATCGACACCGAAAGTTCTATGACATTTTTAGGAATGGAAGAACAAAAAGAAGAAAGAAATAAAAATAGAGTTAGAGAACTCTTATCTAAAAGAAAAGAAAAAGAAATTCAAACACAAAACAATTAACAAATAAATTTAAATAAAATGGATATTTCGCAAAAAATATTAAGTGACATTACTGTCTTTATGAAATACGCTAAGTTTCAACCCGAAAAAAATCGTAGAGAAACTTGGAAAGAGTTGGTGACTCGTAACAAAGAAATGCACCAAAAAAAATACCCTAAAATTACAAGTGAAATCGAAGAGGTGTATAAAATGGTATACGATAAAAAAGTATTACCATCAATGAGATCTTTACAGTTTGGTGGTAAATCAATTGAAATTTCACCAAACAGAGTTTACAACTGTGCTTATATGCCAATTGACCATGTTGACTCTTTTTCTGAAACAATGTTTTTACTTTTAGGTGGAACAGGAGTTGGTTATTCAGTTCAAAAACATCACGTTGAAAAATTACCCGATCTTAAAAAACCAAACAAAGAAAGAACAAGACGATACCTAATTGGTGACTCTATTGAAGGATGGGCAGACGCTATTAAAGTATTAATGGAATCTTATTTGGGATACAAATCGTCAACACCTATATTTGATTTTTCAGATATTAGACAAAAGGGGGCAATGCTTGTTACATCGGGAGGAAAGGCACCAGGACCACAACCATTGAAAGATTGTATTCATAATATCACAAAAGTTTTGGATAACAAAAAAGATGGTGAAAAATTAACACCAATTGAGACTCACGATATTGTATGTCATATTGCAGATGCGGTATTGGCAGGAGGTATTAGAAGAGCGGCACTTATTTCATTATTCTCGGCTGACGACGAAGAAATGATTTCTTGTAAATCAGGAAGTTGGTGGGAACAAAACGCACAAAGAGGTAGAGCAAATAACTCAGCGGTACTACTTAGACACAAAATCACTAAAGAATTCTTTATGGGTTTATGGAAACGTATTGAGTTGTCAGGAGCAGGAGAACCGGGAATTTATTTATCTAACGATAAAGATTGGGGAACAAACCCTTGTTGCGAAATCGCACTTAGACCATTCCAATTCTGTAATTTGTGTGAGGTTAACGCTTCAGACATTGAATCACAAGAAGATTTTAACGAAAGAGTTAAAGCGGCATCATTCATTGGAACACTACAAGCTGGATATACAGACTTCCATTATTTAAGAGATATTTGGAAAAGAACTACCGAAAAAGATGCACTTATTGGTGTTGGAATGACAGGTATTGGTTCAGGAGTTGTTTTAGGTTATGACATGAAAAAAGCCGCAAAGATGGTTAAAGAAGAAAACGAAAGAGTTGCAAATCTTATTGGTATTAATAAATCGGCAAGAACAACAACTGTTAAACCATCTGGCACTTCATCATTAGTTTTGGGAACATCATCAGGAATTCATGCTTGGCATAATGATTATTATCTAAGAAGAATCCGCGTAGGTAAGAATGAATCAATCTATTCTTACTTGGCGAATAATCACCCTGAGTTGATTGAAGATGAGTTTTTCCGTCCTCACGATACTGCGGTAATCGCTATTCCACAAAAAGCACCAGAAGGATCCATCATTAGACATGAATCTGTTTTTCAAATGTTAGAACGAGTTAAAAAAGTATCTCAAGAATGGATTAAACCAGGTCATAGAAACGGACAAAATAGTCATAATGTATCTGCAACAATTTC